CGAGAGAGGATGTCGGCCGGCGTGTGACTGGAGCTCGAGCTGTCGATCGCGTAGGAGGGGAGCGTCAGCGCCACGCTCGAGGGGAGACCGGTGAAGGTGTAGAACGTAGGGACGATCCCGCCCATCAGCGTCGAGAGGATGGTTCGCGCGGTGACGTAGCCGAAGCCGCTCGAGCCCAGCGCCGTCACTACGTCGGGGTCATACGCCCCGTTGGCGAACGCGAAGTGAGATCCGCCAAAGGGGAACCCGTTGGTCTGGAGCCACTCCAGGTTGCGCCGGATGTCCGCCTTGTAGACGTTGGGCGCAACGCCGGCCGAGATGTAACACCAGCCCCGGGCCGTGGTGTCGGCCGCCTGGGTGGACAAGGTGAACGTGAACGTGGTGGTGTCGCTCACGGTCACCGTGAACGTGCCGTTGTAGCCGGTCTCGTCGCAGCCCGCGATCGTGACGGAGTTGCCGTTGCTGAGCCCGTGCGCGAACGGCGTAACGATCGTCGCCGTGGCTCCTGACCGCGTGTACGTAAGCGTGGGACCTAGAGCGTAGTTGGTATGGGCCCAGCCGTGAGAACCTATCGTGAACCCGGCTGCAGCGATCTCCTTGACCTGGGCGATGGTCATGTAGTTGGTCGTCCCGATCTTCGAGCCGTTCGGGTAGAGCGTGCCGACCATGCCGTTCGCCACGAGGTACGGGTATATATACTGGTAGTACCCGGCGAACCCGTCGTCATGGGTGATCAGGATCTTGGGCCGCGCCGTTAGATCCTTCCAGATCCCGTAGAAATAGGCGTTGTACGGGATAGCGGTGTTGGCGGTCTTCTTGATGAACCGGATCTCGATGTGCTTGATCGCCGCCATGTTCGGCGTGCCGTGGTTCACCATGTCGGCGATCTTGATCGGGAGCCACCCTCGAACCGGCTTCATCGCCGTGATCCACAAGTCGGTCCAGGTGCCGTAGTTGGCGTAGGTCGAGAGCGTCGCATCGCTCGAGATCAGCGGCCAGAACGAGGTAGCGTAGGCGCTGGTGTCGAACCCCACGTCCAGCCAGAGATAGGTGCTGCCGGTCAAGTCCCAGGTGCCGTCGAACACGCACCCGCCGAACTGGCTCGTGTTGGCGCTGGACCAGCTCGCCTTCGTCGCGAGCTTCGTGGTGTCGAGCGCGCAGGAGGCGCCGGTAGCGCTGGCGGACGGAGGGACCGCGATGGAGCCGGTGGTGGTGGCGTCCACGAGCTGGACTCCGCCGGTCCGCCGGTTCTGGCCTGACCGGTTCAGCACGGCGTCGGCCTGGAGGACGCCCATGGAGGAGATGGTCTCGGCGACGGCGGGGACAGCGAAGAGGAGCAGGAGCAGCGACAGGAGTCGGCGCATGGTGAAGCCTTTCACGCGAGGTTGTGGAGCAGGGAGAGGCAGAAGTCGGACAGGTGCGCGTCCGGCGCGTTCGGAGCGACGATGGTGATCACGTCGCCCGGCTCGAGGCGAGCATCGGCCGCGAGCGCGAAGGTCGCCACCGTGGCGCCAGCGGCGAAGGTTGCGGTGCCAATCTCCACGCCGTTCTTGCGGATTGAGAACGTGGAGTCGGCGTCGGAAGTGACGCTGGCAGAGCCCCGGCTGCCGGCGAACCCCTTCTGAAACGTCAGGGGCAGAGCGCAGACGCGGCGGAGGAGAACTTCACCGCCGGCCGGCGGAGCGCCCTTGTGAATGTCGAAGGTGCGAGCGTCAGCGTTCCAGGGGTGAATCTGTGGCCAACCCATGTGAGTGTGCCTCCTTGCGGTAGACCCTGCCGCAGGGGGGCTTGACACGTCACCTTCGCAGGCTACTGGCCTTTTTGCCGGGAGGTCTTCTTCTGCTGCTCGATCTGCTCTCGCGTCTGGTACGGCCGGTTAGCCTCGGCCTGGTACCAGGGGACCGACTGGAGGCTCATCCCCAGCGGCATCAGCGAGCGCTCCGGCATCGTGAGCTGGCTGTTCTGCGACAGCATCCGGAGCATCGACAGCGGGAACGCGGAGAGCACCGGGATCTGCTCCAGCGCCCGCTTGTTGCTGGAGTCCTGGAAGACGAACGGTGAGCCCGGGTCGTGCGACGTGGCGAGGATCGGAAGCTGCTTCCCACGGGGCCACCCCATCCGCTCGGCCGCCCGGTGCATCAGCTCGGACATAGCCCCTGCCTTACCCGTGCCCTCCTGGTAGCCGATGAGCTCGCCGTTCGGGTCTCGGATCTCCGTGTTGATCGCCGTGCCCCGGAGGATGTCCCGGTTCGGCTCTCCAGCGTACTGGGCCATCGGGTTGGCCCTGGACATCAGCGCGTCCCAGAGAGCAGACCGGGTCAGGGGAAAGTCGGGGATATTCTTCTGCGCGATGTCGCGTGGCACGCTGAGCGCGGCCTTGGCCGTGTCGTAGAGCTCCGACTCGGTCGAGAACGGGTAAGGCATCACCACCGGCTGGTTGACCTTGTCGTGGAGCCCGGTCCAGTACAGCGGGCTGTCCGCCAGGTACTGGCCCACGGGCCGCGACTTGGACTGCTGGTATTCGTCCGGGGAGAGCATCAGCCGGCGCGACAGGTCGGGGATCCGCTCGGAGACGTTGTACACGCGCTCCGGGTGATTGATGAATTGCTGCGCCTGGAGCGGCACGTTCTTGCCCCACCACCGGATGAAGGGGAAGAGGCCGGAGACCCGGTTCATGGCCTCGGACGTCCGGTTGGGGTTGAAGAGCAAGTCCTCTGTCCTCCGCACTGCATCGCCCACATCGCCGCCGTTGAGGAATCCGCGGATCGTGGACTGCGCGCGCGCCGCCTCCTCGGGACCGCGGCCGAAGAGCTCCGCCGACCTCTGAACGATCGGGTTGACCGATGGCCGAAGCGGGTTCAGCGACCGGAGGAGCGCGGTCCGCTTCGGGTTCGGGAGGTCGAGGTCGGCCAGCTCCTGCTCGATGCGGGGACCGATCGGCACCTTGGCGTTGTTGGTCTCGCCCAGCATGCCACGCTTGGTCATCGCGTCGCGGAGCTCGCCCAGGGTGGCGGAGTTCCCGTTGCCCGCGGCGAGGGGCGTGGCCAGCTCGTCGCCGGCGCCGTACTGGCCGCGGAGCAGGGTCTTTCGGAGCTCGCGATCGCGCCACCACGTGGGGGAGAAGGGGGCGCCGGCCGCGCCAAACTCCTTGTAGAGCTGGTCCCAGTTGCTGCCCCAGTTCCGGATGTAGTAGCGGGGGTTCATCACGGTCGCGGGGATCTTGAAGAGCTCGGACAGCGGGGAGTAGAGGCTCCCGGGCGTGCGCGTGGCGGCCGGCGCGCGGCCGGTGCCGATGTCCATCAGCGTGTCGTAGAACCCGCGGCCCGCGCCGCTCTGCTGGTCGATCGTCTGGGCGACGGGGATGGGAAGGGCGATCTGCTTGCCGTCGGTGGCGCGCGTCCACGCCTGCGACTGGGGCACCTGCCAGTTGCCGACGCCGCCGGGCGCCGCCGACATCGCGTCAGGGAGCTGGCCGGTGACATCCTTCCCGCGGCCCGCCCACTGCCGGAGCAGCCGCATGACCTCGGTCTCCCTGATGTCCTTGGCGAACTTCTCCGCCTGCGGAGCCACCGCGCCCGAGAAGAAGTCGCGCGCACCGAGCTCGGGATGGATCTGGGCCATCGCGCCGCCCAGGTCGAGCCGGGTGTCTTGGGGCGGGAGGATCGACTGGTCGCCGTCGATCAGGCTCTGGGTGATGTCCTCCTGAAGGTGCCGGCTCTTCTCCGGGATCACCTTCAAGCCGGCCACCGGCCGTTGCCCCTGGGACCGGGCCACGTTGCCGGCCAGGATCTGGGGGTCGGTCGCCTGGACGGGCAGCCCCTTCGACCGCATCGCCTGCTCCGCCGCCGGCGTGGAGACGTGGCGCAGGTAGGGCTCGGAGATGTTGGCCGCCGCCGGATCGACGGCGAGCCGCTCGGCCCGGGTCGCGTCCTGCAGGGAGAGGAACGTCTGCCGCGCCGGCCAGAGCTTCTTGATGTCGGGCCGCTGGGCGCCCAGCTCCCCCAGCCAGGCGCGGAGCACGTCGTTGCCGACCGGTGACCCGATCGCCCTGTTGGGCATCGCGAGCGGCAGGCCGGCGCGCGCCGCCTCGCGCTCGATGGCCGCGGAGACGTTGGGGAACGCGGCCAGGTCGGGCGCCTTCGGGTTGAGGAGCCGCGTCAGGGTGGAGTCGACGTTGCCGCGGGCGGCCAGCGGATCCAGGAGCCGCGGGTTCCCGGACAGAAGCTCGGGATGCTCGACCGAGTCGAAGACCAGGGTCTTCTCGGCCGGGGACAACCCGGTCAGGGCGTCGCGCAGCCTTTGCGCCATGGCGTGCTGCTTCTGGCCGGCGGCGACGTTGGACTCGAGGAGCTCGTCGGCGGCGTTGATCCACTCGGGCAGCTCGGGCTGGCCAGCCAGGGCCGCAGGCAAGCGCCGCAGGGGCCCATCAGGCGACGCGAAGTCGAGCAGGCGCTGTCCGCCCTGGGTCTTGTCCGCCAACTTCGCCAGCCCCCTGCCGGCCCACTTGGCGGGTACTCCGATGCCGTACTTCGTCGCCGCGCCCAGGGCCATACCGCCGGGGGTGGGCGCCAGCATCTCGACGATCTCCGACGCGACCTGGGCCTGCTTCATCGACACCCCACCCAGGACGGGCTGGTTCTCGATCTGGGGCCGGGCGCGCTCGGTCTCCCGGGCCGAGTTGGCGACGGCGATCGCCTGCTGGACCTGGGCCGCGCTGGGGTAGTCCTTCGGCTCCCCGCCGAGGTTGAAGGACGAGGGGGCCGGTCCCGACTCCATGGCCTGTTTGAGCGCCGCGTCGTAGGTGCGCTGCCACACGTCGCTCGGGGTCGTGATCGAGACGGGCTTGACCTCTCCGCGCTGCTTCCAGATATCCCCCATCACGTCGCCCATGTTCTGGCGAATGGAGGGGTGGATGATCTGTTCCCGGGAGCGCCCGGCCCATTCCTTGATTCGGTCCCAGTCTTCCCCGGGTACGGTTTGCGACTGGTCGAAGCCGGTCTTCGGTGCCGAGGGTGACGACGGCTTCCCCATCTCCGCGACAAGCTGGCGGAAGGGGACGAAGAATGAGCCCATGAAGTTGCCGACCTGGCGGAGGCCGGAGCCGTTCCCAATGACCGGCGTCTCGTTCGGGTCCACCACCGGTGCCGAGCTGCCACCGTGGTTCAGCCGGCGGAGGTCGCCCAGCGCCTGCTGCCAATTGGCGTTGGCCTTGCCGATCTCCTGCTCGTCCCTGGACGTCTGGGCCGCAACGATGCCCTGCAGCGCGGCCTTGAGGTTCCGGGCCGTATTGCCGACCGTCTGTACTTGGTTCATCGCGGCCTTGTTCTTCTGGGCGCGCGTCACGTCATCGACGGGCTCGACCGGCGGCGGAGCGGCAGGCTGCGCCGCTGCCGCCGGCGCGTCCGCGGGGTCGAAGTAGGTGATCCGGGGAGCTGGAGCTTGAACCGGAGCCGGAGCCGCGGGCTGGGGCTGCTGTGGGGCAGCCGCGCCGGGGTCGTCTGCCGGGTCGAAGTAGACGACCTTGCCCATGGGCTACTCCTGCTCGACGCCGACGGGCTTCCAGTCGGGGAACTTGGCCCAGTCGGAGACGTTGATGGACTGCTCCTGTCCGGCCGCGTTCCTGATGCGCAGCTTGGGGGATGCCTTCGGGGGAGGAGGCGTCGCGGGGGTCGGCTGAGCGCCACCAGCCCAGGCGGGAGGAGGCGGGAGCGGGTAGACGCCCAGGTTATCGCCTTGCGGGGTCGGCTGCGCAGCGCCAGGACGGCGGAGCAGCTCCGGCACGCCCGGGGCCTGGACGCTCGGGGACGGGGCAGGGGTGATCGGGCGCGGCTGCCAGGGAGACGGCACCGGAGACTGATCCACCGCGGCGGTACCGGGGATCTGCGGCGGCATCGGGCCAGTGCGAGGGGTGCCAGGCCGGAAGGGAGTCGGCGGGGATCCGCCGCCAGCGATCGTCTGCTGGGCCGCGGCGTACGCTTCCTGTTGGGCCCTCATCAGGTCTTCGGTGGACTGGATCCCGATGATGTTTCCAGCGGGGTCGATCTTCATCTGGGGCGCGTTCGGCATCGGCAGCCGGGCCCCCTGGAGCTGGGCCTGGTAGAAGGCCTTCATCTGCTCCTTGTACGCTGCGAGCTCCGCCTCTGCCTGGTAATCCTTGGGCAGGTGGCGAGCCTGGGCCAGCCGCTGCTGATTCATCATGAGCTGCGTCTGGTAGTCGCGCAGCTTCGGCCCGTAGGCGTTGCCGATCTGCTCGCGGAGCTGGGCGAACTGCGGGTTCTGCATCGCCCCCTCGGGATCGTTGGCGATCAGGGCGCGGAGCTGCGCCTGCTCGTGCGACGCGGCGTCGGGCAAGAGCGACTCGAGCTGGCTGAACCCCCCGAGCTGGCGGTCGGCCTCGTCGAAGGCTTGCTTCTGCGCGAGCCGGCGGGCCGCCTGCCGCTGGAGATCCATCTGCTGGCCCTGGACGTAGTTGCTCAGGTCGAACTGGCGGGCCTGCTCGCGTCGCGAGAGCTCCTGGGCCGTCAGGTTGGCGTAGTTGTCACCCCATCCCATTGGTGCCTCCTAGTACATCTTGGGGGACTGAATGCCGGCGCCGCCGTAGTCGTCGCTGGACTGCAGGCCGTTCTTCTTGCCGAAGGCCATCGCGGAAATCGCCGACAAGAGCTGGTCCTGCTGGTTCGCGCCGATCTGTGCACCCTGCAGCGCGGAGGCGCCCTTGTAGCCGAACTCCACGTCGTACGGGTGCATCGCAGTCGATGCCTGTCCGTTGAGACCCTGGAGATCCATTCCGGCCATCGTGGTCAGGTCGCGGAAGGTGTCATCGTAGGCGCCCTGCCGCGCCTTCATCCGGGCCAAGGCCATCTTGCTGAGCACGTCGCCCTGGCCGCCGAGGGCGTAGCCGCTGTCGGAGATGCCGCGGCGGTCGGTCGCGCCGGCGCCAGCCGCGCTCGCCTGCCCCGCGGCGGCGTTCGCCTCGCCGAGGTAGAGCTGGGACCGCTCCTTGTAGGGCTCGCTTGAGGTTACCTGACCGGGGATCTTCTGGGTCTTGTCCCGCCAGTCGCCGTACTGGCCCTGCCACTTCTTCGATTCGTCGTACATCGGCGAGTAGTCGGGGCCGCCGCCGCTGAGAAGCCCGGAGATGCCGCCGACTGCGCCGCCGATCACCGCACCCCAGGGGCCGAAGGCGGAGCCAGCCGCCGCCCCGCTCATCGCTCCGGTCGCACCGCCGCTCCAGTTCGCCATGGACGCATCCTCCGACAGGCACCGATGCCCGTCACCTTACGTGGCGCATCTTGAACCGCACCGAGAACAGGAGGTCTCGGCCGCAGGGCGGGGAGACCCCAGGGACCCCGTAGCCCACCATGCTGTTGAGGGTCAACGTGATGTGCCACCCGCCGGAGTCGAGCCCCGGGACAGAGGGGATGGGGCGGCGGAACAGCCGGCCAGGGGTCACACCAGCGAGTGTCGCGGAGTCGATCGTGTATGGGGATGGCTGCCCCGCAACCCACCGCTGCAGGGTCACGAATCCCGAGAACTGGTTCCCAGACCCGTAGTACCCCGCCCACGACACCGGCACTGGAATCAGGGCCCCCGGGGTCTCCGTCTCCCGGTACAGCTCCGCCGTGCGCGACGCGTCGAAGAAGGGAAACAGGTACCCGTTCATGGACGACGGCTCACAGAGCGCGACGCGCCAGGTGAACGGGAAGACGCCTCCGAACATGGTACCCATGGTGAGTCGCCGAATACGGGTCTGCACCTGGAACACCGATCCCGGCTTCTCCTTCATGGAGTTGGGCAGCCGGAGATTCTCGACGTAGCTGTCGGCCCCGATCCCACCATTCACGGCGGCGACCGCCGGGGCGAAGCAGTCGTCCAGATCCTTCGCGATGAGCGACGGCCGGACGGCAAGGTGAACTGGTCGGACAGGCACGGTTACACCCCGTGAAGGACTCGGAAGCAGACCACCAGATCCCAGGTAACGGTCGGCTCCCAGCGAGTGGTTGGGTTGACCACGTCGCCGGTGGCTGACGTCGTAACGGGATCGCTCACCACCGCGGAGAGCCGAGAGCCGGCCCTGACCAGCCCCGACAATTTCCACATAAAGGGCTTCGCCGGGAACCGCCAGTCGCCGCCGGCCAGGTCGAAGGATCCAACCGGCGCGCGATCGACGCTCACCGTGAGCAGGCCGGACTTGATCGTGTTGAACGTCTGCAGAAGATCAAGGCCGGAGCCAGGCTGGCCCACTTGCCGATCCCCGATCATGAAGCCAACGCCAACGAGCTCGGCGTCCATCGGGAGCGCGACGTGCGGCACCGCCGTGTTCAGGAGCAGCGTTGCCGCCGTGTAGCGCTCCGCCTTCTGCGCGTTCCTGAACGGGACAAGGCCGTTGTGGTTCTCGAGGCCGAGGTTGCCGGGCTTTGGCGCTAGGTCCGGGCCAACGCCGCCGAGCTGGTCGATGAACTTCTGGAACGCCAGGTTCAGGTCAGCGACGGCCGGCTTAGTCGTCGCTGCGAACGACGGGAAGGAATCGATCAGGGCCATCCGTACGCCTCATTGTCCGACACGAGCGCGGAGACGGAGACGCTCTTGATCCGGGACGGGGAAGGGGACGTGTTGAATAGGAGGGCTGGCGTCACCGTAACGATCAGGTCTTCGTCCCAGTGGTACGAGACGTAGGGAAGCGCGTAGTACGCGGAATAGGACGTGCCGTCGTCGGCGATCGTGACCTCTGCGACAGGCAGACCTCCAGTCGTTCTGGTCACCGTGAACGTCAGGGGGTGCCCGGACTGGCCCCACGCCAGCGGCTCGTAGGACACGCCCAGCGCGTGGAGGTAGAACGGCGTCCCACTTCCCAGCATCAGCGGAAACACGTTTCGCGACCCCGAGTCAGTGTTGGAGTCGGGGTCGTCGTTCTCCTTGCCCGCGTTGATCAGGTATCGGCAGGAGCTCTCTTGGAAGGAGCCGGCAGGGAACTTGGTTCCTTCTGCGATGGAGCCGATCTCGAGCCCGCCGTTCAACGCTCGGTATACCGAGTTGAGCCGCTCGTCGAGCTTCTCCGCCAGCACCAGGCCATCGTCATAAAGAGGGGGGATGACGATTCGCTTCATGGTCAGACCCCAACGGCATGCCACGTGCCGTCCAGCGAGTAGTACCCGATCACCTTGGACTGCCCGTTCACGACGACGCGGAGCACGATGCACAGCGGGCTGCTGGCCGCGGGGTAGTGCTCTCCCCCGAAACTGGCCGCGCCACCCAGTTGGGCGGCGCCGCTTTGGCCAGTCGTCCTCGTCTCGACTCGCTCGATGCGACCGCGAGCCGACCTGTCGTCAATCTCCGCCACGGCGGCCCCCCTGGCGCTCACGCCGCTGGATCTCGAGCGCGCGGATCCCACCGGGCGTCGGGTCAATCTGGGCGCCTGAGTAGCCGGGGAGCATCAGCGCGGGCTGGAGCCGAGCCGACCGGTCGCGGAAGCTGCCGACCTTCTTCCGGCCGGTCTTCGAGGTGTTGGGCGAGACGCCCCATGCCGTCGCTTCCGAGTAGGTCGCGTGCGTGGCGCGGGACCCAGCCGCCACGTCGGAGCGCGCCCGCGTGGCGAAGGTCTCGCTCTCCGGCGCCGCCCCGTCCAGGAGCCGAACGATCTCCTGCTCGAGGTTGGTCCCGTGGATGATCGACAGGCCCTGGAGGAACGCACCGTCGAGCTCAACCTCTGCGCGCCAGTCGCCCCAGGTCTCGATCCGCTCCGCCGTCCCGAGGGGACCGATCTGGAAGTAGGCCGGGAAGATGGAGCCGGCATCCGTCTCTCCCTCGTCCTCGAGCCAGAGGTTCCCGCCGGCGTCGCCCGTGAGGAGCATCTCCACGTGAGAGGCCGTCAGCGCCGTGGTGGCGGCCGTGACGTTGAACGGATGGTTGACGGCCTCGCGGGAGGCCAGGTCGTACGGGTACCAGCCCGCGGCCGGGGGCTGCCATCGGTCGCTCTTGTAGTCGTAGGTCAGCATCACCCGCAGCTCCGGCCGCTCCAGCACAGGGATCCAGATCCGGTATTCCTTCCGCTTCGTGTAGTTTACCGCCACCGCGTTCTTGGCCGCGTGGGGATGAAGGTGCTTGAGGGTCTCGCTCACGGGTCCCGACAGCACCGTCGTCTTGCTGCCATCCCACCGACAGATGACCTTGTCGCCCAGGTAGATCACGGAGTCCGAACAGGTCTGCACCGACCGCGGGGCCAGGCACCCGTTCATGATGTCGCGGGTACGGGGGATCGGCGACGTGGCATCCTCGTCCGCCTCGATCAGCCCGCGGCGCGTCGGGAGCACCAGCCGGTCGTAGCAGATCGCGGCACCGGTCACGTGGTCGCCCGTCCCGACCAGCGCGTCGAAGTTGGTCGAGCCAGGCCAGGTGCTCGCTCCGCCGGCGGGGGCCAGCGGGGAGAGCATCGCGTCGTTGCTGGAGGCGCTCATTCCAACCGTGTACCGGAGCACGGCGACGACCCGGTTTCGCCACACGGCGAGGAGGGTCGCGCCTGGCGGGTTCGCGAGGTAGGTCCGCGCGCCGGGGACACCCGCATCCGTGCCAGCGTAGGCCACCAGCTCCACCAGCTTGGACCCGTCGTAGTGGAGCATCCGGCCGAACGGGTCAGCGATGATCGTGTTGCCCTTGTAGGAGACGCCGACGAAGCCAGGGGAGAGCAGCGGAGACGCCGGATCCGGGAGGCCCAGGTCGATGAACGCGCCGTTCGAGTCGTCGAAGCGGCCGAACGCGGCCCGCCGGCCATCCGTGGAGTGCCCGCCGATCAGGAGCACCCGGCTCCCGTCCGTCTCGACGTGCTCGACGATCCCGGTGATCGGAAGGCTGAGCGCCGCGAGGGGAGAGCCGATGATGACTCGACCCCTGCGGCGCCGGACCACCCCATCCTCGATGATGACGTTCAGCGCCGAAACGATGTCGTCCTTACTGGAGCCCGCCTCGTTGTAGGAGCTCCAGGGACCGCACGTCTCGTGGTTGTCGCCGGCGTCGGCCATCGCTTACTTCTTCGGCTCCTCGACGGGCGCGGCCTCGACGACCGGCTCGGCCATCGCCGGCGTGGGCTCTTCGACCTTCGGGGCCGACTTCGACCGCTTGGCCTTGAGGGCGGCGAGCTCCGCCTTCAACGCCTTGTTCTCGTCGATGGCGGCGAGCGCCTCGTTCACGAGGTTCTCGTCGATCTCCGGGTCCGGCTTGGCCGGCTTGAGCGGCTGGGACCGGACGATGTTCTTGGCCACGTCCGACTCGATCGACTCGTCGGTCTCGACGACCTCGACCCAGGGGGCCACGTCCATCGCCCGGCCGCCCTCGTCCTTCTCGCGGGCCTCGTTGTAGTGGATGTCGTTCAGGTGGCGGATCATCCAGCTCGCCACCTGCTCGGTGACGTCCATGGCCTCGCCGGGACGCCAGATGTAGACCTTGCCCTCCAGGCGCTGAGAGATCTCGAGGGGCTTCCCTTCGGCGGACTTCCGGACGTTCAAAAGGCGCTTCATCGTCTCTCCTCAGAATGGGCTGCGTGCGTTGACTCGGCGCGTCCGCATCGACGTTCCGCCGCGGTAGAGCTCGCGCTCCAGGAGATCGAGCCCTTCCTTGTACTCCCCGTCCCACGACGTGGAGCCCCTCTCGTCCTTGTGCTCCACCAGCATCGCCGCCTTGATGCAGACCAGCGAGTGATGGTTGCGATACCTCCCCCAGAGGAGCTGCTCGCTGTCCTGCACCTCGGGGATGATCGACGCCGTCACGAACCGGCAGGTGAGGTCCATCACGGGCGGAGGCGTGAAGTAGATCCCCGTCCCCTCGATGTACCACTCGTAGGGCAGGTCCACGTCGGCCGGCAGGACGTTACCGAAGCGCGGCTCCGAGCGGAACCTCTCGCGCCCCTCGGTGGGGAACACCGGGAAGTACCGGCCGTCGGAGACCCGCTTGACCTCGACATAGTCGATCGTCGCCGTCTCCTGGCTGCCGAGGCTTAGCGCGAGCGCGCCGGCCAGGAGCGGATCGCCGCCTTCCAGGACCGAGAAGGGCAGCGGCCCCGCGTGCGGGTAGACGACGTCCGGGCCGCGCTGGAGGAACCGGTCCGGGTTGAGGAGTTGGGCCTTCGTCCAGATCCGCTCGTTGGCCATCCGGACATAGCGCCGGAGGTCCACGTCGTCGGAGAGCCCGTTCTCACCCAGCCGCTCGAGGGTCATGGACCGAACGAGCGCGACGGCCGACCCGTCGTCGGGGGCCGTCGCGGCGGGGTTGGTCGAGTAGAGGATCACAGGCCCATCTCGTCGGCGGCCTTCACGAACAGGCCGCGGGTCTCGCCCGCCAGAGCGGCGAACGCCTCGGAGGACTCCTGGAGCTTCTTCGCCTTCCGGTCCTTGACCTCCTGGATCAGGTCCCGCTCCAGGTGCTCGTGACCAGAGGCCCACCGGTCCTGCTTCCGGAGCGCGGCCAGGATCGCGTAGCGGTCCGCCTCCGCGTACTGGCCGCCCTTCTCGTGGACGTAGATCAGGAGCGGCTGGTCGTGGACCAGGCGGACCGTCGCCGGCGCCTGGCGGATCACGGTGCCGTCGTCCTCGAGCTGGAACGGCACATCCCACCCGAGCCCACAGCGCCGCTGGATCTCGTAGACGCACCAGCGGTCGGAGCCGGAATCGGGACGCGCCAGAAGCCGCTCACAGGCGAGCTCCCGGCGCAGGAAGAGGGTCAGCTCTCGCGCGGTGTCCATCGGCGCCTCAGATCGTGGGCTTGATGGCCACCGAGAAGCCAGCGATCGGAAACGGGTTGTAGGCGCCGTTCTGGGTCTGCGCCGAGTAGATGATGTCCCCCTTCTTGACCATCCGGTTGGCCTTGGTCGTGGAAAGGATCGGACGCACGCAGCCCGCGATCGCCGCGATCTTGGCGGCCACATCGACCGAGGCCCCAACGCCAGCGGCAAGGGTGATCTTCGCCGAAGTGCTCGTAACCGCGACCTCCAAGCCACCCTGGCGGATCCGCTTGAGGGCGTAGGACACGTCCACGCCGGTGGTTCCCGCCGTCAACTGCCCGACGATGAACCCGACGATCTCGCCGTCGCACGGGGCGACGCCGATCATGATGTTCGCGGCGTCAACGACCGTGGCGAACGAGGCGAGGTGGACCTTTCCCAGCGCGGTACGGGACTCGAACTCCTTTGCATTGATTCCCATGGTGCATCCCTTCTTCTCTGGGAGACCGCCCTACCCCGGAGCACAGCGGGTCTCGAATCGGTGAGGCGCGCGGCGACCAGGCGGGGCAGCCGCGCGCCCCCTACATCACGGTGCTGCTACCAGGGCATCGACGACGGCTTGCTGAGCCCGTACGCGCGGGCGATCGCGTTGCGGGCGACGATGGCCCAGTTGCCGCGGAACATCCAGTAACCGACCTGGGCCGGCTTCGCGCCCGTCGAGTCGCGCCACGGGGTCATGTACTGGCCGTCCGCCTGCTCCTCGAGCTCGACGCCGTTCAGCTCGACGTAGCGCATCTGCGCGCTGTCGAGGAACGTCATCTCCGTCTCGTTGATGAACCAGTCGGCCTGGACCTTGATCTTGCGGCCAGCGACGTTGATGACCACGGCCTCCATGTTGTCGCCGATGTCGGTCACCGAGCCGTTGACGAACCGCTTGTCCTTGTACGACCCGTCGTTGCCGTAGATCAGACCGTGCTGCTGCTGCGGGTGAACCCAAATCATGTTGAACTTGAACGGGCTCTTCTGCATGTAGCTGATCGCCATCGCGGACGCGAGGCCAGGGCCAGCGTCGGCGCCCTGCGCGTTCTTGATGATGGCCTGCCAGGCGTCGTAGCTGGTCCCCGAGATCCCGTGGAGACCGCTGGTCGGGTCGAGCGTGCCGTCGTCCGCGAAGAGACGGAGGCCGTTCGGCTCGAGGCAGGCGCGGGTGCCCGAGTTGACCCAGGCGTTCCCCATCGTGATGACGTAGGACCCGTCAGCGATGGCCGGCACGGAGCCGCCACCGTACATCGCCACGCTGAACGTGGTGTCGGAGAGCACCGACTGAACCACCGCCCAGTCCGTCGGGAGCTCGCCGGCGCCGCCGTTCACGCGGGTGTTGGCGTTCCAGAAGTCGAGGGGCATGCCCTGCCGCAGCATCTTCGTGCTGTAGGTGCTGGTGCTCTTGATCGTGAGCGTCTGCGTGCCAGCGCCACCACCGAACGTGGCCACGTCGCAGATGATCCCCGTTCCGTCGCCGAGGAACATCCGGTTCAGGTGGGTCTGGAGCGTGTCACGGCTGGTGTCCATCGCCATCTTCATGCCGTCCTTGAAGGCGGCCTTGTCGCCCTTCGACGCCTTGATCACGTCGTTCGTGATCTCGAAGCCGATGTGGACGTAGGACGGGACGACCGAGCCGTTCTCCGGGGTCTCAGTGCCCGTCGGAGCGTAGTACCCGTCGTGCTTGCGCGCGGCGACGTACTCGTTGCGCTTGAGGTGAGTCGCGAAGACGTACGCCTTGCCGACACCGGGGAACTTCCGCTTCGTGAACGCGGAGAACGCGACGGTGTTGTTGATCAGGGCAAAGTTCATGCCCGGCTCGTAGATGTACTTCAACGCCTTGTCGAGGGTGGTTCTGGTGTTCAGCATGGTGGCACTGCCCTTTCAACGTCGTTGGGGCGACTACCCCGCCTGCTGCGCAAGCAGAGCATCCATCGCCTCGTCGATCCCACCTTCGGTCGCGAGGTCGATCTGCTTGCCGGCCGTGACCTGCACGCCGCTCCCGACCTGTCGGATCGGAACCGCCCTGCCGTCGTTGGCCTTCGTGCGCGCGTACGAGGCGTTGCGGGCGTCCGCCGCGCGCTCGAGAAGGGCGAAGAACGTCTTGCCCACCTCGCGCATCGGGAGGTCGTCCTGGGATCCCCACAGGTGACCCAGAGTCGCCTCGACCTGGGATGCCAGCTCCCCTTCGAAATACTGGGGGTACTGGCTCTTGAGCTGCTGGAGATCCGCCCTGGCGTCGTCGTACTCGTGGCGGACGTACATCGCCTGTTGGGTTTGCTGCTGGAACTGCCCGAGCTGCTCCTGGACGTACCGCTGCACGTCCGGGATGGATGCGAACTGCGGCTGCTCCTCGGGGATCTCGTAGCCCATCGCCCGCAGGAGCTGCTTCGGGTCCGGCATCTGCCGCTGCTGGGGCTGTCCTACGTGCTGCAGAAGCTCGTTGAACTTCTTCTCGTAGAACTGGTCGCGCTTCGCGATCATCTCGCGGACGCGCTGGTAAGGGATCGGGTTGTCCGTCCCCTGCCCTGCGGGGATTGCCGGGGCCGCCTGTCCGGGCTGTCGGCTGGGCTGAACGCCACCCTCGGACCCGTCGTCAGACGGGAGAACGAACGGGACGCGCGGCTCGGCCGGCGCTGCACCAGCGGCGGGAGCGGGGTTCGCTGCACCGGCTGGCGAGGCCGCGGGTACGCCTCCGCCCGAAGCGCTACCAGCGCCCTCCGGAGCGGCCACCATGAATAGCTTCTTGAGAAACATCACTTCTCCCTTTCGGCCGATACGTTCGTGACGTGAACGACTCGATGGCCTACGTGGGGGCAGGATGCGGCCGGGGGGGTAGAGAGCGTCAACTTCGTGGGAAAAGCAGAGGGCCGACCCGGCGTCCCGGATCGGCCCTCTGGTGCTTCGTGCGCTCGTTCGCGCTGGGTTAAGCCGGATGTGGCGGAGCGGTCGGCCTCACCGCCGGGAGACCTTCCGCGCCCTCGGTTCCCCGGGGCGCCGAAGACTGGCCCGTGGGTCCACCGGGGCCGCCGAACTGCGGGCCAGCGCCCGGGGGCGGAGGAGCGCCGGGCGGACCGGGCGGACCAGGATGAGCTCCGGGGCCACCGGGAGGAGCGGCGCCAGGCTGGCCCAGCGCGGAGCCCTCCGGGTTGTCGGGGTCGAGGTTGGCGGCCAGGAGCTGGTGCCAGTCGCAGAAGGCGTCAGCGAGGGCGCGCATTCCAGGAGGCGCGGACCGGTAGGCGTTCGTCTTCCGGTGGCCCTTGTTCACCTGCTCGATGATCACGGCGTGGTTGTCGAAGTCGAACGCCTCGATCCCCAGCGCGCGGAGCGTGTCCCGCTCGGAGAAGGGCGGAGCCATCGGGCTCGCCATCGCGCGCATCGCCGCCTTCTGCTGGCCCTGGACGATCGCCAGCTTCACCCCGTCCACGGTCAGGGCCTGGAGCTTGGCGACCGCGTCGTCTCCGTTGTCGCGATCCTGGATGTCGGGGTCCCACTCCTCGTTGTCGGGCTCGGCCAGGTTGAGCAGCCGCATGCCGCGCTGAGGATCGAGCCACCCGTTGCCCATGTACTTCTCGATCCGGTCGGTCCGCTCGGCGCGGGAGACGGGCAGCGCGGACCCGGGCTGGACGACGACGCCGGCGATCCCGGTGAGCTGCTCGCCCTTGAACCGGACCACCTCGGTCCGCCGGTTCGAGCCAACGATGCTGAGGAGCCGGTCCTCACGGACGCGCGCGCGCAGCATGCCCATCAGCATCTCGCCCGACTCCTGGTAGCCGTCCTCGATGTTCTGGGAGACGGTCCCAAGCACCGTGCCCGCGTACTCCTGGAGGTAGGAGACCATCCGTCCGGACCGCGTCTCGCCCGGCGCCTTGCCCGAGAGGATGTCCGTGTTGCCGGCGAGCTCCTTCACCATGCCGATCAGCGCGTTGCGCATCTCGATGTGGTGCGCGGGGAGACCGGGCGGCGTGTACGCCTGGGGAGTGTACGGGTGGAAATATTCCACCACCTCGTCATCGGTCTTGTCCCAGCTCTCGCGCGGCACGTTCGCCTGGTAGGGGATCAGGGTCTTCGGGCGGAGCGCCTTGCGGTTGTACTCCTGCTGTGAAAACTCGATGTCCACGATCTTGTTGAGGTCGATCAGTTGCCGCGCCGTGGACGTGGAGTAGTAGCCGTCGGTGTCGATCTCCCCGAACTTCACGAAGGGGATCTCCGGCATGCCCTCGGCGACGGGCCCCGCCTCGGCGACCTCCTTGCCGTTCACGATCACGGCGTAGAGCCCTTGGTCGAAGGTGTCGCTCCCGGGAGAGTCCGGCCGCGCCGCACCCCGCCGGTAGTGGATCACCTGGAGCTCAACGCGGTTGAGCACCGTCACGGGAACGGTGGACTCGTAGCCGTAGAGCTGGGTCAGGAGCGCGCGGCCTTGCTGCGTCGAGGGGTCGATCGGGTTGATCTTCCCGCGGAGCGACGGGTACATCGTGAGCACCTTCCCGATCGGCAGGAAGGCCCGGTAGATCAGCCGCTGGGTTCCGTCCAGGTCGTCGGCGCCCGGCTCGACCAGCACCTCGTGCGGCTTCGCTACGTCGATGAACGGCTCCCCCATGAATCCGTTCAGCGCTTCCCCCGTGCTCTGCTTGCGCTCCCACTCGCCGCCGGCCATCGGATCCCAACCGTGGCGGAGGTAGGAGATCCCGGGGACCAGCATCCACAGGATCGCCCTGCGGAGCTTCTTCCCCATCTTGAGCTTGCGGTAGTACGCCTCGAGCACCTTCATGCCCAGGCGCGTCGCCTGGCGGCTGGCCTCGTCGGAGTTGGCCGGGACGCACGTCCACGCCGGCCGGTTCTTGGTCAGGTGGCCGAGCCGCGTCATGACCGCATTCATGGTGAGGTTGATCACCATCTTGGGGATGTCGGTCTGCTCGATCTCGATCAGCCGGTCGTCGCGCCAGCTCACCCAGTGGCGCCCCTTAAAATAGGCCCACGCCTTGAGCCACTCCCGCTCCTCGTCCGTGCGCAGGCGGAGCGCCGCGTTCTGCAGCTCCTGGACGTCCTGGATCAGCTTGTCGGGGTTGACGTAGCTGTTGTCGACGCCGACGTTCGCCGGGTTCTGGGTGATCGCGCCGGGATCGGGAGGGGGAGGGCTCGTCAGCATGGCTCAGGCCTTCTTGGCGAAGGAGCGGCCGGCGCGGCGCAGCGCGCCCTGCCGGAGGGGATTCGGAGGAGCGGAGAGACCGGGCAGGCCGGGCGGCTTCGGCATGCGGAGGCCAGCGGTCAGGCCGCGCGCGCCGCCACCGGGGAAGCCGCTGCCCATGCCCGGCATCCCCGGCGCCGAGGGCAGACCGGGAGCTCCCGGCATCTGCGGCATGCCCGGGAGACCAGGAGGCCGGGGAGGAGCGGGCGGCCCCATCCCCTTGCCGATCAGTTGCCCTGCCTTCCTACGGAACGGGTTCGCCATTGGCCTTCTCCTTGCGACGGTTGTCCCCCAACCCCAGCATCTCCTCGGTGGCCGTCAGCTCGCGCTTGCGCCTGACGCCCGGCTCCGGACTCGGCGCCCCGGTGTAGGCGCGCTCCGCCGCCGCGGCCTCGCTCAGGCTCTTCGCCTCGACCAGCCGCTCCAGCCGCTCCACGTGCTCGCGCCAGTCCCGGCGCTCCTCGCCAAAGCGGACGAGCACGTTGTTCAGCACCTCGTTTGCGTCGTCGCGCCCCTCGCGTGCATCAGCGAGCCGCGACTCTGAGGAAAAGAACGAGAGGAGCGCCTCGACGAAGCGCATCACCACTGCGACGCCGACGGCCCAGGCCATCCAAACCGGAAGCACGAACATCACTCTTCTCCCCAGCACGATCCGGCTCTCACCCTGCGGACCTTGCCAGACACCTGCGCGATCGGCACCTTCCCTTGCTCTGGCCAGTCCGGGGTGAGACGCGGACCGGGGAGCCTCTGCGCTGCCTGCGGGTTCGGGAGGCGCCGGATGGGCCCGCAGTGAAGGTGGACTTGGAACCCGATCGCGCCCGCCATGATCCAGTCGTCATGCTTCCCGGCGCGCGCCTGGGGCTTGCCCTCGATGTTCTCGAAGGTCTTGCACTCCGTGTAGAACACCTTGTCGTGGACGGCGATCGACGCATCGCGAATGGCGAAGTCGAGGGCCGACAGCATGTAGGGGCGAACCGCGTCGGTGGTGATCCACCCGGCGCGGTCGGTCGGCTCGGCCCCTTCCTTCCGGACGTCCAGGTGGTGCCACAGGCGCGGATACATGATCCGCTGCGCCTCCTGGATCGCGGCGACGCCGTAGGCGTTCTGCTCGATCGCGACCAGCGCGTCGCCATAGTGCCAGCCGAGAAGGCACGCCACCTGGCCCAGCGTGCGCGACGTGGCGTCGTTGGTCCGCCAGCTCGCGACGGCGTCGCAGGTGTCGCGCCGAAGCACCACCACCTGATGGTTGTCGCCGTGCGACAGGCCAAGCGCCACGTCGGCGGAAACGATGTACTCGCAGTCCTTCCGGGGATGCTCCCAGATCTTGAGCGGACCGCCGTACTCCTCGGATACCACCACCACCACCGGCGTCCGGCGGCCTGGGCCGCGGTCCTCGAGCGAGGTCTTGCTCTCGATCTTCCCGGTGAGCAGCGGCGGCCGGACGCCCTTGGAGCTCTTCTCCAGCGCCTCCAGCGTGCTCGCCAGGAAGAAGAGCTTGCCGCTGCCCTTGAACGCGAGCTCGTCGGTGGCCGGGTACTCCTCATCGAACACGTCCTCCGGCGTCATGCCGGCCTTGCGCATGTCCGGGTTGTGGAGCTGGACGCGTCGGAACTGGGCCTGCTCGAGGTTGAGCTTGTACCGCTCGGCGTAGTCGCGCTCGGCCCGGCTCTCCCACTCCCAGCGCTGCTTTTCCAGGCGGGACACGGCGCGGCGACAGCGCGGGTCGATCAGCCAGGAGAGGAAGATTGCGGCCCACCCAGTCCGGCCCTCCTTCGATTCCTGGTAGTGATCGTGGAACATCCCGCTCGCCCCGTTGGCGGTGGACTCCATGATCGCGAAGGTGTCGGGGGCGAACATCAGCGCGGGGCCGACCGCGTTCCAAACGTCCTTCTCCCAGTACGCGCACTCGGAGGCATGGACGAAATGGTAGGTGCCGGAGCGGCCCGGCTCGCCAGCTTCGGACGACGTGATCTCGAGCCGCGACTGGAGCCCCGGGTAGGTGTCCCGCGTGCGCGCGTCCGGGTTGCCGAACTTGAACTCGAGCTTGTTGCTCGCCTCGACCAAGGGCCGCTTGCTCAACGCCTTCCGCTCGTCGAGCATGTGGAACTTCTTGGTCAGGTCCAGGATCGTGGAGCTCTTCTCCTTCTTGTCCGTGATAACCAGGCCGTTCACGTACTCATGCGTGGAGCAATACTGGTAGGCAAGGGCCTGACAAAAGGTGCTGATGCCGTGCTTGCGGGACTTGAGCACGATCGCGCGGACCGGCTCCCGCTTCTCCCGGAGCTTCTCGATCTCGATCGACAGCGCGAGCTGGCCCGGGTTCAGCGTGAACGGGATCACCTTGCCGCCGTCGATGTGCGGCACCCACAGACAGGACTCGATGAAGTACCGGTGATCGTGCTTCAACCGGTAGTCGTCGCAGCTCTCGCAGCCCTCGACGAACCCGGGATGCTCGTCCTTGTGCGCCTCGAGCGACCCGTCCGCGAGCGCCTCGGCCGCCCTGCCCTCCGCCGCCGCCTGCCGCTCATCGGCTGCACGGAGACGGGCGCGGGCAAGCGACTTGCGGGCCCTGTCCGTCGAACTGCGCTCTGGCATGCTTACTCCTCGAGGGACGCCCGCAGCCTCGCGCGATCGCGCTTCCGGGCATAGAACTCCGCGTCGCGGTGCTTCCGGTTGCAGAAGCCCGGCTTCGCGTTGAACTTCTTCTTCGCCGTGAACTCCTTGCCGCAGCACCGGTAGCCGCAGCGGAGCACCCACTCCTTCGCCGGCGCGCTGTACTGGCGGAGAGCAGCCGCGCGCCGCTCCTCCTCCCGGTGCTCTTCGATCGCGTCGTTCGCCCCGACCAGCCGCGCGATGCGCCCCAGCGGGCAGCGGCAGATCTGGCGGAGCTGGAGCTCCCGGCACTTGTCCCGCGCCAGCGGCCCCTTCATCGGGCACGCGACCTCGCCCGTGGCCTGGATCACCGCCAACGAGCTCGCTACCGTCTTGCTCAGCACGGTCACATCAGCGACCTGGAGCGTGGTGGAGAATGGCGGGCAGGGACCAGCCGCTCCGCCAAAGAGGCCACGCTCCAGGTCTACTGGGAGGGCAGGATTCGAACCCGCGATCTTCGGCTTAACAGGCCGACGCCTTACCGCTTGGCTACCTCCCATCACCTTCACTTCCCCATCCCCCACTTGTGCCAGCGCTCGACCATCAGCGCCGCCAGCTCCCGCCGCTCCGCCCCAGTCAGCGAGACCATGCTCTCGACCCCCTCGCTGTACGTCGAGAGGTGGCCGTCGTAGCCGTCATAGACCGAGGCCGCCTCCTCGCCCCGCCCCGTCAGGCTAATCCCGACGACTCCGCCGGTCGCGTGCAGCTCCCGCCCCGTGCTCAGCTTGATCACCGCGTTCATCGGTGCCCCCGCGCCAGCCTCGTCAAGAACAGCCACACCCAGTACCGCGACCGACGCACGCGCCGCCTGACCCTGCGCACCAGACGCACCAGCCAGCGAGGCCGCCACCACTTCGGCTCCGCCCACATCCCAACGTTCAGGTAGTGGATGGCCTGCTTCGACATCGCCTCATGCTGGACGTCGACCATGTACCGGATCGAGAGCGCGCAGTCGTCGGCGTAGGCCCGAGACAGCATCTCCTCGGCGAGCTGTAGCTTGCCTGCCCGCAGCGGCTGGATCAGGAACGCCTCCCCCTCCGGAACCAGCGGGCGCGCAACCACCGGCAGTTCCCCGCCGAACAGCCAGACCACCGACCCCATCGGCATCACGCTGCCCAGGAGGCCGTGGGACGGCGACTCCGGCTCCTCCTCCGACGCCGGGCAGCGGGACTCCGACCCGTTGGACCCCGGCCCTGTATTTTTTACCGACTCACTTCCCGACCCGTTGTAGGGCTGGGATTGCGCAGTGGAGCATCCAGATTGAATCGGTCCGGCCCCCCCCCCCAGGCCACCTCCACGGGCCGCGTCCACGTCCTGCGCGCGCGCAGGCTGGGGGCGGGGGAGGGGGCCTGCGCGCGTGCGCGCGTGCGCGGGCGCGATCCACACATGCAGCGCGGCGGCGGCGGCCGGCGGCGCAGCGGCGGACGCATCGTGCGCTTGACGCAGCGTCAGCGACGTGCTAGACGGATGGTCATGGACGCCATCGACACCGCCATCGCTCAGAGCATCAGCTATCGCAAGACCGTCGAGCTGCCGTACGACCTGGACGCTGCTCACGTCCTTCTCTGTCTGTCCGAGACCTCCCGCCGCACGTCCAAGGGAGTCGAGTACAGCGCTCGCCATCCGAGGTGGACGGTGGTCCTGATCGGGCAGTGAGCGCTTCGCGGGGGTCTTGCTCACGGCTGCTCCAGGGCAGGGCAGGACAGGTCGGCGGGATGAGGGGAGTCGAGCGGCTCGGTGGGGCAGCCTGCCTGCGCTGCCAGGTCTGCAGCGACTTGGTCTGGGGAGCGGCCACCCGGCTCGGGCAACCCGGCTGCCTGGCGAGCGGCGGCCCTGCGCTGGCGTGCTTGCTCTCGGAGCCGGTGAGCGCTGCTCTGCTCTCCCCGTGTGTCCTGGGTGGACGTGCGGGGCAATAATGCGGGAGGAGTCGCGCGGCCAGTGCTTGTCGGGGCGAGTACCTCTCTTGCCGCTGCTACGCGCGTGTGGTGAGAGCCCTTCTTGTCCTGCAGCGTCTCCGCCAGGGCCTCGATCGCGTAGGGCCGGAGCATCGCTTCCGTCGTTGCCGGGTCCGCAGCGAGCGGGGCGAGACGGTGGATGGCCTCTCTCACGTTCGCCAACCCTCGCAGCATGATTACGGCGAGGGGGTAGGTGTAGCCAGCCAAGGTCGCAGCTTCGTTGGGGGACTTACCGTCAAGCAGGTTCTTGACGAACCGTCGTTGGCGCTCATTCAGGGGACGAAGGGCTTCGGAGAGGACTCCCAGGCCTTCTCTGGGTGCACGCCTGTCTGAGACCTTGCTTCGCGTCCTGGCGACCATTGCGAATCCTGTGTCAGGTTCACGGAGGAGCTGTCAAGGCCCTAAAACACAGAGGGGGAGGAAAGGCCAGCGTCTACGGCAGGATGGGGGGGCAAATTAAACTTTTCCGGCTGCACCTGCTTGGGGCGTTCGCTTGGCATGCCGTCCGAGCGCTTGACAAGCTCATGCACGCTGCGTTAGCTTGCCAATCGTGCAGCGGCTGGGGTGGTACCTGGCAGGCGGCACACAAAAACCCGAAGGGAGAAAATCATGCCTGACCGATTCATCGGCAACCGACACCCGGCTTTCTTGGCCTACGAGCGCGCTTGCCAGGCCGACTCCGAGGCTTACCTGCGCTCGTCCGAGGGCCAGAAGGCCACGGCCATTCGGAACGCCAAGCGGGTCCTGCTCCTGGCCCTGGCGGAGTACCAGGAGTGCCGCTCGCTCTGGGCGGTGGACCGTTCCCGGGGGATCAAGCGCAACCTGCCGATCCTGGAGCGGCTCACTGACCTGCGAAGGTGGGTCCAGGT